TACCAATATCGACGTTGACATCAACAACAGGTACTCCATTTTTGTATTTGAGATCCGTTTCATTCTTAATGTCAACGAACTTCACGGCAAGCATAATTGAATCTTCACCACCAGCGTTTGGTCTGATGTCAACTTCATAATCGATAACTTTCCAACTTCCGTTTGGTTGACGAAGAGTGATTGATTTGAGTAGACCTTCATAGGTCTTGCCTATTTGCTCTCGATACAACGGCTCATCAACATGGTTCAGAATACCAGACAGCCGCCACTGAGCAGTTTTTAGTTGTGTTCTGTAGCTTGAAAATTCCTTTCTCGCTTTTTTGTCAATAATCAGCGATTCCATCTCATCTTTCAAAATATTCGTGAGTTCATTGGCTTGAACAATGAACATCCGTTTATCTTTTGTGCTGGCTTTTTCCGAAAAGGCCATAGGAAATCGAATTGCGTTCCGTTGTGCTTCGTCAATCAATGACATTTATGTACTCCTACGAGGTAAAATCTTCTTCAGGTTCAGGTAGATCGTTTGCCTTCGCCTTTTCAACCAAATCTTTAACCTTAGATCTCCGTTTTGACTTTGGTTTTGATTCAGCTGGTTCAACATCAATAACATTTTCATTGATGTCAGCGTTAACATCTTCATTAACATCGATTGTTTCAATATCGATGACGTTTCCAAAATCAGACTGAATATCGTGCTCCAGAACAGCAGTCGTCTTTGGAGTAAGTGGTAGGTACTTACAGATTCGACGGATCACTGTCTTTCGCCACATTTCTTCTGTGTGTTGTGCCCACGGTCCAGATTCTGGACTACGTGAGCTCTTGCGAATCTTGTTGATTTGATCCTTTCGCATCACTTCTACCTGGCGTTGACCGTCTTTGAAAAAACATACAGCATACGCAAGAAGCAAGTCACCAGGGTTGTCGTGACACTTTTTGTGTCGAAGAACCTCACCCCTCTCAAGATCGAACGAGTGTTCGAAATCATCGTTTTCGTAGACAACCTCTGCTTTGAAGTGAGCAACTTCACCTGATCGCTTTACAAGGTCCATCAGTCCTGTGTACTCAATCCATAACTCTGCGTTGTAGCCTTTGCTTTTCTTGTCCCACATGGGAACCAAAGAGGCTCGGTGCAAAACTCCACCAGCAACCAGGTCCAACTCGCATGCCTTAGCAAGTGCCATATAAACTGACGCTGGGCTGCACTGTACGAGTCTTTCGTTCTTCACGGCCTCAAACATTGCAACACGAATAATTCGATCAACGTCGGTGCCCTGTGGTGCAATCTTAATCAGGCTGCTTTTCTTACCCTCAAGATAATCGTTCAGTTGGGTAACTTTGTCTCTGGTGCTAAGTGCTGTTGTCATGTCGTTCCTCTTTGATTCTTAGTAGTCTGGACCCGGCTTGTTCAGTAACGTATTTCTCATACATTTCTGGCTCATCTTGACGAAACTTGTTTTTATCAAACACTCGTCTTTTTCTTGATGGTTTCCAAGTTGCAATACCTTCGATTCCAGGTTCGTCACCGATTGCAGCTCTAAGTCTATTTTCAAGTTCCTGCTTTTTTCGTTCTATTTCTTTGAACTGTTTTCTGACCTCAACGATTTTTTCGTACAAGTCTTTTTCAGCAACTGTTGCTGGTCGTAGTGGCTTATCTTGAATTCTTTTGTGTAGTTTGCCCAGCACATTCTTACAAAGAGCAGTCCCATCAACATCGGGTGGTATTTGCTTTTCGACGTGCTTATCCCACCATTGTTCTGCTACATCCAATATCTGAGCGCCCAACTCTTTGTCTCTTTCGATTCTGTAAACACGGAAATCATCCAGGCCGAATAGGGTCGCAATGTCCCAGTATGGAGCATCAAAAATCTCCATGTATGTTCTCATTTGAATCTCTACATCTAGGGGGATGTCAGTTGTTCCTGAATCACCCCAGCCTCTTCGAAATCTACGAGTCTTTGCATCCATACCAAACCGGACACCGTTTTGTTCAACAAGGCGATCAGGTGTGCCAAAGATGCGTGGCCGAGATGGATGCCATGTCAATCCCTCTTCCCAAAGCTTGCACCCTTCCCCCAGGTGGAGCCCATAAAATTCACAGACATATTTTTCCATTACTCGACCACGCATCAAAACTGCATCGTCAACATCATCAGATTCAAAAAGATTTGTTTTTTCAGTCCAAAGTTTAAAAACACTGTTTTCAAATGAACCTACTTTTTCGGCCTCATCATCACATGCAGAAAGCAAAATGCATGCTACGTCGGTGCCTCCGAGTCCTTTTTTGCGCTCGTTAAGCCAAGCTTCTCGCTCTTGTTGGTTCATTGTTCCTCTCTTGATTTGAGAGTACTCTTTATTGCAAAGTGTGTCAAGGAGCCACACCCAAAGATGGACAAATAGTGTCCGCTTCGATATTGTATCAACCAAAGGTGTGTCTAATGATCATCGCTGAGTATAGAAAAAGCCTGCCGGGACGAAGCACAAGAGTATCTTTTGTTCAATGGTTGAACGGAGAGCTGGTGCGTTTCGAGATGAAAATCAGCATTGGATATTTGCGAGACCTCGAATATGGTCGCAAAACACCTTCTTTACCTCTTGCGATAGGTATAGAAAAGGCAACAGGTGGAGCCGTTTCTGTGAGAGAATGGCCTGGTCTTTCGGCAAGGCTACGTTTATAAATTTGGAGTTTGAAATGACCTTGAAAGAAAAAGTAGATCGAATGATTGCAGCAAGAAAGCCTGGAAAATTTGTTATTCCAGGTTTCGATGGAAATGATGTATTAACAACGTTGTTTTCATACATTGATGAACTTGAAAAGGGTGTCAGTGAAGCACATCAATTGAAAGTCAAAGTTGGTATTCTCGAGGCTAAAATCGATGCTGGCAAAGATGGTAAGTTTGGAACGAAAGATGACAAAGTTACTTTGTCACGCGCAAAAAAGGCACCAGCTAAGAAAAAAGCACCAGCTAAAAAGAAGGCACCAGCTAAGAAAAAATCTTAGGCTTCGTGATCATCAGATAAATCCAGAAGCAGCTTCATCACTGCTTCTGTTTTTACCTTTTCTCGATGCTCGTTGACTGCTTCAATGACGTTGTCTTGAGTTACTGTACTCATGACGAAATCGCCCTCGCAGTCGCATACTTCGATTTCATCATCTACTTGAACAACTTTCCAGGCTTGTGGTTTTTTCCATTGCTCTTGTATTTGTTTAAGTGCAGGCATTTTCAATCCAAAAGGTTTCGTACTCCGATACCTCTGTGTGGAATCGTAACTGTTTGTGACCATTGATCGATAATGTCTTTCATCATTTTCTGTGCAGTTTCATGGTTGTGAATACTGAATGCTTTGTTGTCGATGACACAACTTGCCCACAAGATATCCACACTTTTACGCAGTTGATCACGGATAGATTCCGTAATCGTCATTGCTAAATGTGGTGTGATTTTGATCCATGCGTAAATTTTATCTATGCGTAACGAATCCACGATTCTGCCATCATCGATGCAGTCTACCAAAAGGTTCTTGGTTCGCTCTTCTACGTTTGGCAGATTGATCATGTCAGACCAGTCAGTAAAAATCTTTCTACCCATAAGGTGGTCGATACCAAATCCAAGCACATTGATGTAATGTCCATTTTCCAGAAACTCTTTTGCACGGTTGGCTTCGGAGTACAGATGAAACATCTCGTTACCTGGGAATACTCGAACTTTATTCATACGATTATTCGATAATATTCTGTGTTTGTCCTCTTCAGTAAGGAAGGCATCGATCCTCTCTTGGACATCATTTGGAACCACGTTCTCCATTAGAACTCCACATCTACATTTTCTACTACAGCTTTTGGTTTGTCGATATTAATGACGTTGTCTTTTTTGCTCTCGACCCAAACGTATTTACGATCTCCATAAATTCTTCTTCTGACCCTTTCGTACCCGAGCTGCCGCATAATATCTCCCACACGCATCTCTGATGATCGAGTCATTTGATATTTTTCTAGCTTCAAACCCTGTTCCATGATGTCAGTGGTAGAGCAGTTGAGGCCATTAGCACTAATGTATCGTTCGATTACTTCGTGCCATGGATCAAACTGCCGGAAGTCAGACGATTGAGTGTCCAGCACTTCTTGTGATTCTTGCTCCAAGTACCACTTCTCACCGTTCTTGTACGCCACTGCAGCTTCTGCCCACAGTTGCTCACGGTTCTTTTCGGTCCAGTTCAAATCCATTTTACCAACTTGGATTGGCCAGTATCGGCGTGATCCTGTTTCATCGGTGATGAACTCAGCCTTGTTTGTAGTTCCGCAAAACACAGTATGTCTTTGCAGCGTCACAGTTTGTCGTGCGTAGGGCAATCGAAACGTGTCCTCTTGTGCAGACAAAAACGCCTTGGTACTGGAGTTGCGAGCTCTTCGGATTGAATCAAGCTCTGCTACCTCATAGATCCAGGCACGGTGTATCTGCATGTAGGCGTTGCTTGAACCAATATCCATTGGTGTGTCACAAAAATACTCCTGGGTAGCAAGCACGCGAAACGTTGTGCTTTTTCTGGCACCCTGTGGCCCTACAAGGATGAGTACACAGTCTGCCTTACAACCAGGGTTCATCGCTCTTGCAACGCACTGTATGAGCCATCTACGCCCAATCTCGCGATTCAAATCGTTATCTTCTGCACCACATCCCCGAATCAGCCATTCGTCTGCTCTCGGTACGCCATCCCAAACATTTTTATTGAGCCATTCAGTAAGAGGATTCCTACCGTTAAGCTCAGCAATGTAGTTGGTTGCTTCTACGATAGAGTCTGTAGTGAAGTGGGTGTTGTAATGTCTGTGCATCCAACGCTTTATACGTGTGTAGTCAGTGTCTTTGAGTGGATCATCATTCATGTAAATGGCATTGCTAAACTCATTCAGCCAAATCTTTTTCTTCCAACGCTTGTCGTTTTCCATAATCGACAACAAGTTTGGGACTGTGGGTTTGATTTTCTCAACGCCATCGCGACCAGTGTGTGTCTCCAGATGACTAACTACGCTTGAGTCGATACCCCGTTGTTCACCATTCTCATAGGACTGTTCTGCAGCTTCAAGTAGGTCGGTTAGCCTTGGTGAACCCTCTTCGCCGTCAATAACGGAATCAATGTCAAGCATCAGATGATCCTCCAAAACGATCAAGAGGAATCCTATATGTCACTCTTCCATTCAACTGCAAACGGATTGTTTGTGCATATTCTTCACCTTTTTCATCAGGGTCAGTTCCGATGTAAATCTTCAGATCCTTGGGAATGTTTAGTTGTGAAACGGCTCCAAATGATCCAGAAGTACCCCCAAGAACCGCTAGCTTTAAGTCTTGGCTTTCAACTTCGGCTGCACATTTAATAAAGTCGGTGATTCCTTCGACAAACAAAAGCCCATCGATGGGTGTGTCTACCTTTCGAATCATTTTGACTGCGTATCTGTTGGGCATGAATAAGCTTTTGGCTTCAAAACCTTTTGGCCACAAGGTTTTCGGTCCTGATTTTGGAACGTCCACTGCCCTTGTGTGGAGACTGACGAACTCACCATCTGTGTTGAATGCTGGCACGATTAATCTCCATAGAGCACTACGACCTGCTGGCCACCATTCCGGCCATCGGTAGTCCATTCTATCGGGCGTTACTCTGACAACACCAGATTTAGATACTGACTGCAGATCCAGATTTCTACTTCTTAAAAAAACAAGAGCTTGATCGCCAGTTTCTAACTGATTCAATTTTTTAGAAGCAGCCCACAAACTTTGTACTTCCTGCTTTGGTGGTCTCTTGCCTCTGATCGGTTGAGGAGTTTTCATAATAGATGGATCCTCTTCTTGTTTTATATCAAACCATGCTTGTACTTTTTTCTTTTCAAATGAACTAGCATCTTTGAATTTCTTGCCATTCAAGGCACAAGACACAAGATCGATCCCTGAACCCACAGTATTGCATCGATGGCATTTCCATCCTGTGTTGTCACTTCTCAAACCTATAGGGCCTCTCTTGTCTGATGACCCTCTTTTGACTGCATTACAAACTGGACATGGGGCAAGTGAATTGTTTTGCCTAATCTGTAATCCTAACCTGCTTGCTATTTCTGATACTGCTATTGACTCCGCTGCACGCAACCACACGTTTAGCTCCATCTCTGTGAATTTTTTGGGGGGAAGAGGGGGTGGGTAAGTTTATCAATCAGTGTCAATCACTGTTGGTCAACTTGTACTTGAGTCTGCCTTCTTCTGTGATCCAAAAACTCATGGCAACGCCAGTACGCTCTCTTGCTCGTTGAGCATACTTGACCAAAAGATTGACCGTGATCGGCTTACGCTTGCCGTTTAGTGCGTGCCAAATGTGTGTGTGTGATACGCCAAGAACTCTAGCCTGTTCACGATACGTGTCACCAATTGCATTCACTAAAGCCTGAAGAGCTGGGCTGGTATCGATGACAAAATCTTTCTCTGTGTCCATGTGTTGACTCCCTTTGGTGTTGCTACGTTAGTTAACTGAATGTTGGTTGTCAAAAAACAAAACTACATTTAGAGGATGCACGGAAAGTAATGGTGGTATAAACTCTGGTACAATACATCAACTACTATCAGGAGATGGCATGGCGCTTACCGTTCATGGATTTCAATCAACCACATCTGCTTACAGAATAGTGCAAGAAACTGCATCTGGTGCAACAGTCCTTACGGACGTTGTAGGGTCTGGTGGAAGCATCTACTGCATCACCATTGTCAATTCAGACCAAACCAACCAGGGTGTCACAAAGTTTTTCTTGAGTAGCCGGGACACACCTACATTGGGTGAAACTGAGCCAGATATTGCTTTGTATTGTGCTGCAAATACTTCTGCTCGATTCGAATATCCACAGGGTCTTTCTTTTAAAGCGTTGACTTTTGCAACTACAAGAAATTTTGCGACTTCGGATACAACAGCACCCGGTACAACAAAAGTAATACTCCTCTGTAGGTAAGTTTAAAATGGCATTTACATCATCAACTAATACCGCAACTATGGTCAGCACTGTAATTACAGATACAAATGCTGACCTGACCATCAATCAAGTTGCCACCCAAGCACAAAATTTGTATTTTGTTGAGATTACAAACCCAAACGCATCGAGTTCTGCTTACGTGAAGATTTTTGCTGCAGCTTCGGGTGTCACTCTTGATACTCAGCACCTAATGCAGTTTTATTGTCCACCAGGGACCACTTGCTACATGTACATGAAAGAGCCGATTGCAATTGCCAATGGCTTGGCCTTCTACTGTTCGTCAACCCGTGGTCTTAATAATACACAAACAAACCCACAGTCTGCGCCTTCAAAAGCAGTGACTGTGAAAATGGGTATTAGTAACCAGTAGTTAGATATTTATACGCATCGAAGTCGCCCCGTTCAAAATTGGGGTCGCTTAGAAGCGCGATCATGGTAGCCAAGGATTGAGCCATTTCGGCGTGCTCGCTCTTGGATATTTGCGCCAGATCTACCAGTCGGGGTTGGAGTATTGAGGTGCATCCATCTTCCGTCATAAAAGGTGATTGAATGTCGTTGAGTGTCGAACACATCATAGCGTCGTGTTTGTAACCCAAGCGCATAATCAGAAAGACCAATTGAAGAAACGAGAGATCAAAGTCGTTGTCCTTCATTAAAACCTGTTCGTCATACCACTTTATGGTTGAAATTTTGTCCTCATTCTTTGTGAAGTAGACGCGGACGTTCATGAAAGTTTTTCCAGAATCATGTCTTGGTTTTAAAACCAATATGTTTTTGTTGCTTTGACGAGCCTCGCCGTAGAGGTTTTCAGTCAGGAATCGGATGTTTTCAGTTCTGTAGTCAAGTTTTGTTTGTGTGGCGTCAGCCATAATGTTTTCTCTTGTTGTAGTGGTCGAAGCAGTATCGCTTCATGAAGGAATACGAGGTTGTCAGTAAAGGTCCGACACGACGTTTTCTTGTTCCTTCACCAATGAGTACTGATCGACCACACAAGGTCCGACATGAAACAAGCAATTAAGATTTTTTTAGGCCGTAATTATCTTTGGCCCAACCATCTCCTTTCAACGAGAAACTGGTCAAGGCAATCTGTTTTTTCATTGGAACAGACGTTCCATCATCCAGTTTGCATGTCTTGCAATGTGGGGAAGGCTCACCAAATGGCTGCAGAATCTCTACCTTTGCTTGGCATACTTCGCATTTGTAGACATACAGTGGCATTGTATCTCCAAAAAAAACTGGGGCGGTTGGACTCGAACCAACAACATCCGGGGTAACAACCCGGTGCGCCTGCCTGTGGCACCTCACCCCATTTGTTTTCTAAAATGGTATCTCTTCGTCCATTCTGTTTTCGTTAGTGGGTTGCTTAGGTTGCTGTTCACCAGCTCCATTCATTGGCCTCGAAACAAACTCAACACGATCAGCAAGGATCTCGGTGACATATCTTTTGTTGCCTTCCTTATCTTCGAATGAACGGTTCTGAATGCGACCCTCTACAATGACCTTCGAGCCTTTGTCCAGGTACTGTTCGCAATGTTCAGCACTTTTTCCAAATACAACAATGCGGTGCCAGTCGGTGGCATCGACCCACTCGTCACCTTTTTTTACTCGTTGATTGGTAGCAACACTAAAGTTGGCAATGGGCAGTCCACTCTTGGCTTTTCTTGCTTCTGGTTTTTGACCAAGGTGGCCACTAATAAATACGCGATTCATCATCGCTCCTCTGTTGATTGAAAAAGATCAAGGGCTTCCGACTTGAAGTCATTGTCTCTTTTTTGTTGAAACATCGTTTGTTGATTGCAATACCTTTTCCATGCATGATCTCCTCCGTTCGAGCCTGGAAACAAATCACAGAACTCATCGTTGGATTCAGCATTAAAAACAGTGAACAACCATAACCAAAAGTCTAACGGCTTTGCACCAGTCAATCCTTTCTGCAAGGTGATGTTGCAAGATACAAAGTCTGGTATCGTTTCCATTGTCCTGGTTCGTTTTCTGCCACCACGCACGATCACAGGCTCCCATGCATATGCAGGGTTCACATTTGGCTTGAAGCTGCAAAATGGTTTGACCCAAGCCATGACACGAACATCGTCAGGACAAAATGGCAATAGAGTGTGGAGGGTGGTCGAGCTCAGCGAGTACGCCCAGCCATCAGGAAACTCATCCACCAATCTTTCAATCAAACGCTTATGCTCTTTTGGGTTGTCCCATACTAAAGCGTCGGAATGATTTTCTGCGTAGAGCTTGCCGCACCCTAAATACGGTGGATCTGCGTAGGCAAACTTCATTTGTCACCTGCACTTTTATCCCAAACCTGGCGACCATGTCCCTTGTTCGCTTCCTCCAGCATGGCTGATACATCATCAAAAGACATCTCGATAGTACGAAACTTGTTGCCGCAATGATTGCATGCACGACTTCTGACCACAAAGTCTGGTGTATACCAGCCTACTAAATCAGTTCCCTTATGAACGTCGTTACCTTTCCCTGGCTTTGCAGGTGTCCTCGTTGTGGTAACAGTTGTTTTCTTTAAGCACTTCGGACAGTTCATAGGATGTTGCTCGTTCCGATCGCCTCGACCGTACAACCAACCTGCTCATAAAATCGAGATCTCCTTTGACTTGCGTACAACGATGGTTTGGTAGCATCAACCAAGTCGATCACAATCGGTGTCTTTTTATTTTCTGCACGTCGCATGATTCGACCAATGCGTTGTTGAATCTTTCCCATGGACTTTGTTGGTGTTGTCAACATCAAGGTGTCCAACCCAGGTAAATCCAAACCTTCATCAGCAACAGTCGTTGCAAACAATGCACTTATCTCCCTATCATCTGCCTCGCGCAACACCTCTTCTCTCTGCTTCTTCGTCATCTTACCGACCAACGTAGCCGAGCTCATGCCTCTATTCGCAGTCTCTTCAGCCAAGTCTATGCAGTGTTGGACTCGGTCAGACAGAACCAGTATCTGACGACCGTCCGACACCATCTTCTCTACGATTGCAAGTATCTGAGCGTTGCGTTCTTTTGATCCGCACATGTCGTTCACCAACTTTGGCCAGTCCTTTTTCATTTCTGGCCTCCAGTAAGTACAGTGAAACTTCACAGTGGGCGCAAGAACGTTGCCCTTTTCAATCAAATCAGTCGTATGGATTTGTGCGACCGCATCTCCAAAGTGCCAGTACATGATGTCGCCCAGTCCATCTGGACGGTCAGGTGTAGCAGTCAGTGCGAGCCTTGCCTGGGCTGGCATACCAAACATCACATGACTGAATGTGGATGCTGGTACATGATGCGCTTCGTCAACAATACACAGCCCAAACTGACTTCCAAACTCTAAAAGCTCATCGAATCGCATTCGATATAAAGTCTGAAAGCTGGCCACGACAACATCTCCAGACGCATCTTTTTTTCCGTTTCCATACATGGTCACGCTTACTTCGCCATCACTGACCAGCTGAGCACATATTCGTTCCTTCCATTGGCTCGCTAAGTCTGATGTGTGTACCAAAACGATGGTCTTGACATTGCATCTTACGATTGCCCCAAGACCCATCATTGTTTTTCCAGCTCCGCATGGCGCTACGATAAGGCCGTTTCGAAAACGTTTGACCCATTCATCAACCGCATCCTGTTGGTAGTCTCTCAACTGTATTCCATCAGCGAACTGGTATGAAGATAGTTCTGTGTTCGTGGTTGTTCGATTTATCTTTTGGAAGTCGTATTGACTTAAATCTATCCCTCTTGGGATCATCAAACCGCCACCCCACGTATGCCACAGTGGAATCGTTTGGCATGCGTATATCTGCTCGTCAGGTATGTTGACCCACTTACCGCTTTTGCGTAGAGCTTGTGCCTGATTGTACGCTGGGTTCACACAAGTGTATTGTTCCCGTATCTGTGACAGGTAGGGACTGTTCGGAGGAATGAAGTACCCCCCACTCTTTACGCATCTGTTGTCGGTCATAGTAAACTCTCTGTGGTGGTGTTTCTCTAAATATAGTGTGTGAGGCATCTGTACGCCATGCCTCCCTGCGCGTGGCTGGATCTATTCCTCCGACCCTTCAATCGTGTATGTCCAGATAGACTCCTCTGCATCCCACTCCAGGTACAGTGGCGTCCCATCTCCAGACATCACATACGTCATGGTCTTGTCTTTGATCACTTCCATCTCTTCAACATCTTCCGTCCCTTCGGGGATGTTGATGATCTTTACCCATTCCATGCCGTCGTCTGGTTCAGGTTCCGACTCAGGCTCAGACTCAGGCTCACCATCGGTGAACTCTGCGTCCATATCTGGCCAGGGTAAATCATCCTCAACTGGCTGCTCTTTCAGTCGAGGTAGAGAATCGATTGGACTCTTCTCTTCCGCTTGCTCTACTACTTCTTCTACTTCCTCCTTCTTTCTAAGGATCACTGTATCAGGATCAATATCTGGCTCCGCATAGATCAAGTTCGCATCATCGGTTGGATGCCAGCCATTAACGCCGTTCCGCATTTTCTTCTTCCAACCAAGTGCTTTCATGGTCGCACCTACTGCGAGCTTGACCTTGTGACTTAGTTGTTCTTCAGACTCGGGTGCGGCGATGTCATTGCCAATGAAGTCGTAGTAACGAATGGCCATATCAAAAGACGAACTGCCTGCGTCATTGATGGTCAGACCAGTGTTCTCGTTGGTCATCAAAGCAACCATGTGCTCATCTGGTTTGACCCCTGGCTTGTTCTTTCTTTCCTTCTTTGGCTTTGGAGACTCTTCCACAAACTCGGAGAACTCCAATTCAACCCAGTCCTCGTCACTGGACTCAGTCTCAATCTCTACGACGATGTCATCATCGATCTCGTCAATCTCAAACCCAACCTCATCAACGTCACACAAGTCAGGCATAAGCTCATCACCAAAGAAGTTCTTTGGTGGATACCAGCGATACAAGCGATCACCATCCACTTGGCTCCTGTGACTTTCCCATCCAAGATCACGCATAACCAAAGCAAGAGCCTTCTCAGCTTTCGATGCGCTTACTTCACCATTCGGGTTGAGTTGATGATCCTCAATGATTCCATTCAAACCCAAACCAATGTCCGCTTCTGTAAGCTCCCCCTCAATCTGCTGCTTGTACTCTTCTTTCAACTGACTCAAGGATGTTTCCTTCTTTGGTTTGAACTCGTTTGCAGCAGCCAACAAACCACTCTCCACCTGCTCCATTGTCAAGGACTTCCCGTATGTCCCTGCCATGTAGACCATTACGTGTGCGAGTGATCTCCTTGTTACCTCAGTACCATTGAAGTCCAATAACTTCCGACCTGACCGATGGGTAAACCGATCGACCATCTTCTCGTCATGTTTGGCTGCGAGGAATACACTGTGTACCCCAATAGCCGCCTTGATGTTTGCCGTCTTTTCGTCCGGCATAAGACACCTCCCTGTGTGTTTAGTTCAAGTGTTTAACCAATGACGCAGCAAGTATCTGCCTGTCCTCATCATTGGTCTGAAACAACCAAGCATTACGGAGCTTGGTCAAAGTGCTGAATCCATTTTGAGATGGATGAATCTTATTCAGTATGAGTAGCGCCGAAGCAAATCCCAGTGGATGATTCAAATCGATGGTCAACGATTCCCAAGGAACAGGCATGCTGGTTCCCTCGTTGTCGATGATCAGACAGTGCGTCGGATGATCTTCACCCCACGGACGAACCGTAATCGTTTGCTCATTCTTGCTCACCCAACCAGCAGGCTCATGGCCTGGACGAATGCGAACAGGCGTACCGACCACAACGTCCAGCCTGGATAGCGATGGCATGATTTCAATCCAGTGCACTCTTTGCCTCATTGTCTTTGCGTATGCGCTCATTGGCGCTTCGTGCGAGCCTGTACATACCCTGGCGTTGCGCTTCCACCAGCACCACCTTGGGGTCGATACCGTCACGAATCAGCTTCGACCATCGGATCGTTCGAGTGTGGAATCGTTCATCGCTTAGGTCCATCATGCCTCCGCAGGTTTGGTGCTCATCACCATGTATTGAATCGCTTGACTCTTCTTGACCATGTCCAACAAAGCAGAAGCGACCATCTTGTTACCGCCAGAGAACGCAAGCGCCTCCGAGCTCCATTCTTCGTCCGACATCGGTATTCGATTGTGTTGGACGTACTCCAAAAAATCTTCCCACATATCAACCATTTAATCCTCTGTGTTTGGTGTTATCGTAGTCTAATCTATTAACAATAACCGGTCAACGACTGTCCGGTGCTTCATTTCCCCAACTAATCCAGCCCTCTCGGTTTGACCTTGCGAACATCTCAAGGTGCGGTCCATGGCTACGGGCCTCAATCAAATCATAGAACTCGCTGGGCTTCTGGCTGTGCCTACCCCT